CCAGATCGTCGGGCGGGAGAATCTTCGGCCGCCCATTGCGTTTGCGGATCGTGAGCGGAATGACGATGCGGATGGTGGCCGGATCGCTCATGCGGCAAGCTCCCGTTCGGCTGCGAGCATGTCACGGACCACCGCGCCAAGCCCGTCGCTGCGCAGGTCGATGGCGATGCCCTCGCGGCCAACGGTGACCCGCTCGACCAGAAGCTGGACGATGCGGGTCTGCTCCGCCGGATAGAGCGCCGCCCAGAGCTGGTCGAATTCGCCGAGCGCCTGGACGACCGCCTTCTCATCGACCGTCGGACTCTCCTCGCGAAGGGTCTTGATCGTTCGAGCCGCGATCTCGGGCGCGCGGATCATGCGGCGGATTTCGCCGACGACGGCATCCTCGATCATGCCTGCGGGCAAGCGCAGCGGGCCGCAAGTCTCGCCCATCGGGCGGTTCCGGATCAGGTCCATGGACGCGTAGTAGCGGTAAAGGCGCGTGCCCTTCTTCGTCGAGGTCGGCGTCATCGCCGTGCCGGTCTCGGTGAAGATGATCCCTTTCAGCAGGGCCGGCGTCTGGCGGCGGGTGTTCTTCGCCCGCAGGCGCGGACTCTCCTTGAGGATGCTGTGAACCTTGTCCCATAGGGCCTGATCGATGATGGCTTCGTGCTCGCCGGGATAGCTCGTCCCCTTGTGCACGGCTTCCCCGAGGTAGACCCGGTTGTTGATCAGCTTGTAGAGAAATCCCTTGTCGATCGGCTTGCCGCGCTTGGTGACGACGTCCTCGGCCGCGAGCGCTTTCGCCAGCGTCGTGGCGGAGCCTAGCCGCACGAACCGCTCGAAGATCATCCGGACCGTCGCGGCCTCGGCTGCGTTGACCACCAGCTTTCGGTCCTTGACGTCGTAGCCCAAGGGCACGTGACCGCCCATCCACATGCCTTTCATGCGGCTGGCCCTGACCTTGTCGCGGATGCGCTCGGCCGTGACCTCCCGCTCGAACTGCGCGAAGCTGAGGAGGATGTTCAGGGTCAGGCGCCCCATCGAGGTGGTGGTGTTGAACGACTGCGTGACCGAAACGAAGGTCACCTGATTGCGGTCGAAGATCTCGATGAGCCTTGCGAAGTCCATCAGCGAGCGCGACAGCCGGTCGATCTTGTAGACCACGATCACATCGATCAGCCCGGCCTCGACGTCCTGAATGAGGCGCTTCAGGCCGGGCCGTTCCAGCGTGCCACCGGAGAAGCCGCCATCGTCGTAGCGTTCGCGAATGGTGGCCCAGCCTTCCGCCTTCTGGCTCGTCACGAAGGCCTCGCAAGCCTCGCGCTGGGCATCGAGGCTGTTGAAATCCATGTCGAGCCCTTCCTCGCTCGACTTGCGGGTATAGATGGCGCAGCGCTGGCGGCGCGGCAGACAAGCGACGGCTTCCTGAGGACGGCTCATCTTGCCCCTCCGCTCTCGCTACGGGCGCTCGTCGCTGCCAACGATCCCCCGGATCGTCGTCTCGTCCCTGGCCACCGCTCCTCACCCCTCCTCGCCTCGCGCAAGCCGAAGAAGCGCCAGCCGTTCCACTGCGTGCCGGTGATGGCGCGGGCCACCGCCGACAACGACTTGAACTTGCGCCCCTGCCAGGCGAAGCCGTCAGACAGCACTGTGACGGTGTGCTCCACCCCGTCCCATTCACGCAACAAGCGGGTGCCGACCACGGGCCTGCGGGAATCCGCGATGACGCCCGAGCGCGCTGGCCTGCCCTCGATTTCGCTCGCCAGCAAGTCCAGCGCAGCCCGCGTCTCGCGGGACAGGCCGCCCAGCGTCAGTTCCTGGATCCGGTAGCCGAGCCTCAGTTCGAGATAGCTGCGGCTGTTGTTCGGAGCGGGCGTGCCGAAGAGGCTTTCCCACTTCGCCTTCAGCTCGACCACCGTCATGCGCTTCAGCGCTGCAAGCTGCGCAACCACGCTCGCCTCGCCTGCGCCCTGTTCGCCCGCCTGCCATGGCGCAGCGCCAGTCTTTCTCCTCGTTCCTGGCATCATTGCCCTCCAACTCGGCCCATCGGTTTGCGACGACCAACACGGCGTTTGAGGGCGAGAATGTCGAATGAACTCTCTGCGCTGCCTGCAGATAAAGAACTGGACTGTTCCGCCCACACACGCCTCAGCCCCGCGGCAAGAATTTGCGCGAGTTCATCGAGGCGTTCGCCCGCCGACAGACGGGCGGGCAACAGAGGGTTCGGACCGGATCGGGCGTCTTGCATGAGACCGTTCGCAACAGAAGATGGCTGGCGAAACGGTAATTGCGAAATTAAGATAATCAATTCAATTCAGATACTTATCGAAACCCGCCGCAATCATTCGAAGAGTGACGCAATTTGTCCCGGCCAATAGGTGGTCGACGATGACACGGGTGTCGCCAGTCGCATGTTCGTAAGCTTGCATTATAGCAACTCGGCAAAAGACCCAATCCGGATCGTGAATCGGTGATTGAGATGCCAGTCTTCCTTGATCGCGTCGGCTGCCTCGATCTCCAGCAACTTGGCCTTTATCAGGTGCACGATCACGTCTTGTGTGCGGAGAATCGTCAGCGGGTTGCCGGCAATGTCTGCCTCCTGGACGGCCCGTCGAATCGCACGTGAATCGTCGATCGCCAGCGCGCACCCCCTATTGAGCGCTACAGCGATGGCAGAACGCTCGCCCGCGCCCAGCCGTCCTTGCACGGAGAGGCGCAGGAAGATCTCCACCTCGGCGGGATCGTCGATACGGTGTTGCGTGATGTGACCGACCCCCAGAGCCGCGTGAAAGCGCGCCTGCTGCTCGGGGTAGGAGTCGGCGATCTCGTCCGCCACATGGTCGGTCACGATGAACGGGCTGGGGTGCGCACCGATCAGATCCATGCGGTCGACCCGCAGGAAGTTGATGATGACGGATGTGTCCGCAACGACGATCGCCGGTCCCATATGCCGCTCTCGCCATCAGTCCGTCCGCGTCGCATCCGCGAGCTCAAGGAGCTCAGCGCCGTCGACTTCGAGTTTTCTAGCGAGCTCAAGTAGACGACCGCGCGAGATCTCATCCTGACGATATGCCTCGATGGCGAGCCGCATCAGTTGGCTGCGCGGTTCCTGCTCCGGTGGTGGTGGAGCCTCTCCTTCGTCGAGCAGGTCGAAGAACCCGAACAGCCGGATGTATCGTTTGCCCATCTCCTTCTGATCGATGAGCGCTGCGGTCTCGGCCGCGCTGATATGATTGAGGCTCTTCAGGCGCCAGACGGCGGCCTCATAGCTCACACCAAAATGGCGCGCGAGCGAAGCCACGTCCTGATAGGTGATGGCCTGCGATCCGGGACGGGGGCGGATTTCAGCCTCGATACCCTTGTTTCCAGCCACGTCGAAGATGATCTGAGCCAGCCGGCTCGGTTGTCCTTTGTCCAGTTGGCGCAGTTCGTCGAGCACGCCTTCAGCCGGCATGAGAAACGCGGCGGCAAAGGCATTCGCGCGCTTCTCGACCAGCTCCGAGGCATTCTCGCGCCGCGTGGTCGTGACCGTCTCCTCGCGATCGAAGAGCGCGTGGGCATACTCGTGAGCATAGGAAAAGCGCCGTCGAACGGGCCAATGCTGAACGTTTACGAGGATCGCAAGGCCGATCGATGGATGGTTCACGAACAGTCCGGAGAGGCCGTCCGGCAGATCGGTTGCGGCCGTCCAGATGCCTTGCTCGCTGATCGTCTCTGCCATGTTGACGATCGGAGCGATGCCGAGACCGAGACGCCGCCGCTCCTCCTTCGCAACGGCCTCGCCTTGCCGTATCGCGTCGCCAACCGAGGATAGTCGGGCGGCATAGTTGGGCACGGTGAGCTCGATCGCCTGGCCAAGCAGGCCCCGGAGCCCGGCGCCTTCCCGATAGAGGTCGAGGATGTGGCGTACCTCCTGGTCGATCTCGGGCGAGCCGGCCATCTCTGGCAGCGCCCGATGGAGGACTATCGACAGGTCCTCCGCCTCCTGGCTTGGGGACAGGAAGAACGCGGTGGACTGGCCGTAGAGCTCTGCAAGCTTCGTGAGCTCCAGCGTCGATACCGCTCGGTTCCCCGATTCCATGTTGGTAACGGCCGTTCGCGGAAGTCCGAGAGCATCCGCCACGGCCTGCTGGCTCAGGCCGCGGCGCTCGCGCGCGGCCCGCAGCCGAAGCCCAAGCTGTGCTGCATCGATCATCGTTCTCATCCCTCTGCTTGGCGTGCGAATCCAAATCGGTCGGCAGCCAAGGGGCTGTCGACCACATGACAATGGTCTATCGGACATATAATGTCAACTTTTTCCTTGAAAGTCCGATTAACAGACATATGATGGCCGTCTCGGAGTCGCGGCCGCTGATGCCGCGCGTTGATGCAAGCTGTGGTTCCCGGATGGGAGGCGCCGGGACACGGAAGCCTGAAGGAGCGGTTTTCTCATGCCCGTTGTCATGCGCCTGCTTCGGAACACGCCGGGATCCGAGCTGCAGGCTTATTTCGCAGAGCGCCCCGTCGAGTTTCCCGAGCCGGTGGACTGGACCGGCTCCAACGGCGCGCTGGTCAAGCCCGTGCTGAAGGCAATCGACGCATTGAGTGAGGTCGAGCGCGAGCGTATCCGGATCGATTTCGAGCGGGCCGACCGCATGACGAGCGATGTCGGGCAGACGGCTCTCATGGACATCGCCAGTCCCGAGCAACGGGACATTCTCCGGGACATCGCCACCCGTCATGCTCGCGCCCTGTGGCTGCTTCGGAACGACGAAAAGCGCTTCCGCCGGGCCGAGGAAGCGTCGTTCTTCGAAAATTCCCGGCGCGGCAGACTGTGGGATGGCTTTGTCGCCCCCACGGGCCTCAAGGTTGGTCGGGAGGTGGTGCACCTCGAGGCTCTTGCAGGGGAAGTGAAGCAGTTCTTCCGTGAGGGCCAAAAGATCAAGATCGAGGTCTTCGATCGCAGCCGCATGGATCTGGACGGCGAGATCAAGGAGCTGGTCCAGGTCACGATCTACCGTGAGGGACTTCCAGACAGCGTCTCCGTCTTCCAGGGTGATGACCTCGAACCGCTCGTCTACAGGCCGGTCTACGAGCTGGCGTTCACTTATGAGCCGGCCAGCGGCGTGATCGAGGTGGTGGCGCAGAAGAAGGCGCGCCGCACGGAGCTCGCGCGGATGTTCGCCAAGACTCTACTGGGCCATGCGATCGAGGGGCAGCGCATCCCGCTGCGCCGTTATGATCTTTCCGTGTTCATGACGGAACGGGAGTTCGAGCGCGATCCCGAAGACGGGATCGACGACGTGCGTCTCCGCCTTGTCAAATTCGAGACCTTCGACGAGCGCGCGTTCGTTTCGATCGAAGCGAGGACGGAGGAAGCGACCGTGCATGGAGAGGCACGCCGACTGTTCGGCGAGCGCGACCCGTTTCTCGGTGGTCATCGCATCGTCGAAGCGGTCCTGTCCGTCCGTTTCAAGCCGGATACGGTCAACCCGCGGGGCCGCACCATCACCATCAAGCTGCGCCATCCCAATGGCTGTGACCTCAAGGACAAGACCGAGAAGGAGCGGCTGATCGGCGAGAAATACTTGCGGCGCTGGCGGGTGATCGAGGACCTGATCGTTTGATCGCCAAGACCGCAATCTCGACCCGCGCGTTCCGCTTCTTGCTCCAGCTGGCCGAGCAGGAGCAGCCGATGGTGACAGCGCGCGTCCTCGACGACGAGATCGGCGCCGAGGGGCGAACGCTGACCGGGCGAGCGCTTCTCGTGACTGGCAAACCCCTCGATTCGATCGATCTGGAGCTCGCTGATGGTGAAACACGGGCCCCGATCGAATTCGATCATGCCACTGGAGCTGCCCGCTGCTTCCATCCCGAGGCAGGCTTCGTCGATGTCGCTGCCGACGAGCTGCGGACCTGGCGCCTGGACACTGCCGCCTTCATGGCGCTGGTCTGCCGGCTGCTTGGGCTGCCGTCGACCCGCAAACCAATTCCCCTGGTCGATGGGCACCTCTGGGACCTGGGCGCGCCACGGCTCGGCCGACGCACGGGAATTCCAGTCTTGTTCGCTCGACGACTCGTCGCGTCCGATGTGCGAGCGTCACTGTATCCGGAGCTGAAGCTGCGGCTCGGGACCAAGCCATCCCTTCTGTTGACATCCGCTCGGTGGGTGCCGGATGACCTTACGCTTCCTGCCGTCAGCAGGATCGTTCCTGTCGAGACAGTTCTTACCTGCGGCTCTCACAACGCGGAGCTGGATCTCGATCGCCTTGCCGCGATGTCCGAGCCGAGGTCTGCTGAGGACACGCGTGAGGTCAGCCCCGTCGATTGCAGTCCGGACGGATCGTGGCTTCGTATCCACGAGCGACAGTACTTCTTCCGCGGCAAGAAGAAGCGACTTATCCGGTTGCTCTATGAGGCCTGGGCCAGAGGCACCGAATGGGTGGGCGAGGCGTGGCTTTTGGCCGAGGCTGAGTATGATTCGGACCGTATCGAGGACGTATTCAAGGATAGGCGTCCCGAGAAGCGCAACGCATGGAAGGAATACATCGAAACGCATGACGGGCAGGTTCGATTGAAAGTGCCCGCGCGCCTCTGAAAGGCGCAATCCACCGATCTTTACGCCGCCGCCCTTCGGGGCGGCTTTTTTGTCGGTGACGCAATTCCCCCTCGGTTTCCCCCCTCGCTCCCCCAGCCTTTCCCCCCGACCCGTCTGCCATCGTCTCCGCAGGTTTTCGACCAAAACCGAAGGAGACACAAATGGCTACGAAACACCTCAACCAGATCGACCTGGCTGCGCGCTGGAACATCAGCCACCGCACGCTTGAGCGCTGGCGCTGGACGGGCGAAGGTCCGCGCTTCGTCAAGCTCGGCGGTCGCGTCGTGTACCGCCTCGAAGACGTCGAGGAGTACGAGCGCGAGCAGATCCGCGCGAGCACCGCCGATCACCGGAGCCAAGCCTGCGGCGTGAGGGGGCGGTGATGACGATCTCCAACCGCATCTCCCTCGATGAGCTCCATCGCATGGCCGTCGGCGACATCGCCGCTCTGCCGGCCGAGCAGCTCGCCCTCCTGCTGGACGAGGCCACCGACGCCCTGCGCCGCGCCAGGACCGTCTGCGACTGGCTCGATGGGGCTGTCGCGCTCAAGTACGGCGATCGTGCCCACGCAGCGCGCCAGGCCGCCGGCAAGGACACCGGGACCATCCGCTTCGACGACGGCGCGGTCACCGTGATCGCCGATCTGCCGAAGCGCGTCGACTGGGCCCAGGACAAGCTCGCCGCTCTCGTCGAACGCATCCGGGCCGAGGGCGACGACCCCACCGAATACGTCGATGTCGCGATCAAGGTGCCCGAGCGCAAGTTCGCGGCCTGGCCGAGCCACATCCGCTCCGCCTTCGAGGACGCGCGCACCGTCCGCACCGGCAAGCCCAGCTTCCGTCTTTCCCTGAACAGCGAGGTGACGTCATGAGCATCACGAAGAAGCTCGCGGTGCTCCGCGAGCACCATTACGGGCTGGACAAGCTGCCCGAGACCATCCGGGTGCCGGCCCTTGGCGAGCGTCGCGACGAGACCGTCAAGCCGGTCGGGGCGGCCTCGATCGACGACCTGGCCTTCGCCCTCATCGGGCTGAACGAGCAGGCATCGGCCCTCTACCGCGAGATCGACGCGGTGCGCACCCTCCACGACGAGGCCCGCAAGGCCGGCGCGCTCGGCGCGGACATCGCGATCGACGCCCTGATCGCGGCGAAGGGAGGCAAGTGATGGCCCTCCCGATCATCTCCGCCGATCAGCGTCTCGCCGAGCCGCGCGGTATCAAGGGCACGATCTTCGGCAAGTCCGGGATCGGCAAGACCAGCCTTCTCTGGACGCTGGAGCCCGCCACTACATTGTTCATCGACCTTGAGGCGGGCGACCTCGCCATCGAGGGATGGCCCGGCGACAGCGTCCGGCCGCGCACATGGGCCGAGTGCCGCGATTTCGCGGTCTTCATCGGCGGCCCCAATCCGGCGCTGCGGGACGACCAGGTCTACAGCGAGGCCCACTTTGCGGCGGTGTGCGAGCGCTTTGGCGATCCGGCTTCGCTCGACCGCTACGAGACGATCTTCATCGACTCGATCACGGTGGCCGGACGGCTCTGCTTCCAATGGTGCAAGGGGCAGCCCGAGGCGTTCTCGGAGAAGACCGGCAAGCCCGATGTCCGCGGCGCTTACGGCCTGCACGGCCGCGAGATGATCGCGTGGCTCACGCATCTCCAGCACACGCGGGCGAAGAACGTCTGGTTCGTCGGGATCCTCGACGAGAAGCTCGACGACTTCAATCGGCGCATCTTCCAGCCGCAGATCGACGGCTCGAAGACCGGCCTCGAGCTGCCGGGCATCGTCGATGAAGTCCTGACGATGGCGGAGATCAAGGACGAGTCCGGCGCGCCCTGCCGTGCCTTCGTCTGCCAAACGCTCAACCCCTGGAACTTCCCGGCGAAGGATCGCTCCGGCCGTCTCGACCTGATCGAGGAGCCGCATCTCGGCCGCCTGATGACGAAGATCCGCGGGCCCGTGAAGCCGGCCGCCGAGCGGCTGGCCTATCGCAGCCCGCCCCCGAGCGCGACGGCGCCGACCTCCGACGCCCCCACCATTTCCGATAACGCCTGAACGAGGAGACCCCAGCCATGACTGGATCCTGGAACGATTTCAACGACGCCAAGCAGAACACCCATCTCATCCCCAAGGGCACGCTCGCCAAGGTGCGCCTGACGATCCGTCCGGGCGGCTACGACGATCCGGCGCAGGGCTGGACCGGCGGATACGCCACGCGGGGGACCACCGGCTCGGTCTATCTCTCGGGCGAGTTCACGGTTCTCGAAGGGCCCTACGCCCGGCGCAGGATCTTCACGCTGATCGGGCTCTACAGCCCCAAGGGCCCGGACTGGGCGAACATGGGCCGCAGCCTGATCCGCGGCATGCTCAACTCCGCGCGGGGCATTTCGGACAAGGACATGTCGCCTGAGGCCCAGGCCGCGCGCCGCATCAGCGGCTTTGCCGATCTCGACGGGCTCGAGTTCGTGGCGCGGATCGACATCGGCACCGACACCAACGGCGAGGAGAAGAACGAGATCCGTGCGGCCGTGACGCCCGATCACAAGGACTATGCCGCCCTCATGGGTGGCGTGCCCGGTGTGGCGGCGCAGCCGCAGGCTCAGCCTTCCCAACCCTCCATGCCCCAATCTTCCGCACCGGCGGCGGGCACGCGCCCATCGTGGGCGCAGTGAGAAAGGAGACCGGCCATGCTGCTGCGTCCCCGCCAGAAGCAGTTCGTCGAGCGCAGTCTTGCCGCGCTCGACACTCACGGCAACACTCTCGGCGTCGCTCCGACCGGAGCCGGCAAGACGATCATGCTCTCGGCGGTCACCGGCGCGATGATCGCTGGCGGTGCCAAGGCCTGCGTGCTCGCCCACCGCGACGAGCTGACCGCGCAGAACCGCAGCAAGTTCGGCCGGGTCAATCCCCGCATCACGACCTCGGTCGTCGACGCGAAGGAGAAGTCCTGGGCTGGCCAGGTCACCTTCGCCATGGTGCCGACGCTTGCGCGCAGCCGCAATCTCGGCCAGCTGCCTGCGCTCGACCTCTTGGTGATCGACGAGGCGCACCACGCGGCCGCCGACAGCTACCGGCGGATCATCGATGCTGCGCTGCAGCGCAATCCCGCCTGCCGGATCTACGGCGTCACGGCGACGCCCAATCGCGGCGACCGCAAGGGCTTGCGGGAGGTCTTCGACAACGTCGCCGACCAGATCCGGATCGGCGAACTGATTGCCTCCGGCCATCTCGTGCCGCCGCGCACCTTCGTGATCGACGTCGGCGTGACTGACCAGCTCACCAGGGTGCGCCGCACGGCCGAGGATTTCGACATGGCCGAGGTCGAGGCGATCATGAACCGCGCCCCGATCACGCAGGCCGTCATCCGCCACTGGCGGGAGAAGGCAGGCGACCGGCAGACGGTGGTGTTCTGCTCGACCGTGGACCACGCGCGCAGCGTGACCGCCGCTTTCAACGCGGCCGGCGTGCCTGCGGGGCTGATCCACGGCGACATGGCCGATAGCGACCGCAAGACGACCCTTGCGGCCTACGCCGCCGGAGAGCTGCGGGTCGTCGTCAATGTCGCGGTGCTGACCGAGGGGTGGGATCATCCGCCGACGGGCTGCGTCGTGCTGCTGCGGCCGAGTTCCTGCAAGTCGACCATGATCCAGATGGTCGGTCGCGGCCTGCGTACGGTCTCGCCCGAGGAACATCCAGGCGTCATCAAGACCGACTGCATCGTGCTCGACTTCGGCACATCGACCCTGCTGCACGGATCGCTGGAGCAGGACGTCGACCTGAACGGACGCGAGCCCTCCGGCGAGGCGCCGACCAAGGATTGCCCGGACTGCGGCGCCATCGTGCCGCTCGCCACCACCGAATGCCCGCTGTGCGGTCATGTCTGGGAGCGTCCCGAAGGCGGCGAAGCAGCGCCGCTCGGCGACTTCGTGATGAGCGAGATCGATCTCCTCAAGCGCTCGAGTTTTCGCTGGGTAGAGCTCTTCGGCGACGATGCCGCATTCATCGCCAACGGCTTCAATGCCTGGGGCGGTATCTTCTTCCTGAACGGCCGCTGGTACGGCATCGGCGGTCTGCAGAAGCAGCGGCCTCATCTCCTGGCCGTGGGCGAACGCACCGTATGCCTCGCGGCGGCGGACGACTGGCTCAACGCGCATGAGAGCGACGAGAGCGCCCACAAGACGCGCCGCTGGCTGAACCAGCCGCCCACCGAACGGCAACTTGCCTTCCTGCCGCCGGAGTACCGGCAGGACTATGGGCTCACCCGCTACCAGGCCTCGGCACTGCTGGCCTTTCGCTTCAACCGCGAGGCCATCCGCGCGCTCGTCTTCGGCGCAGCAGGCCAGGCGGATGCAGCGCTGATGCGGAGGGCGGCATGAGCCATGGCCTGTCCTACCCCCATCACGGCGGCGGATCGTCTGCGGCTCTGGCATCCGCGTGGAACGCTCTGTGCCGTCTGCCGGCGACCCACCCGTGGATTTGGCTGGTTCGACCCGGTGCCATCGAACTGGCCGCGCCCCTCGGTCTGGTTCTGCTCGATGTCCTGCCAAGGCTTCTGGACACGCTTGGCGCGGGAGCGCTGGGCCATGGTTGATCTCACGCAGCAGGAGCAGGCGGCGATCCGCGCTGCCATGAAGCCGGTCGCCGCGATCATGGAGGAGATCGGCTGGCAGGCGCGCTTCTCCGACCTCACGGAGGCGCAGGTGGTTATGCTCATCGAGGCCGCCGTCGGCGGCTTCCAGGACGCCATGCACGCCATGGCCGCCGAAGACGAGGATGTGCCATTCTGATGCTCGACTTCAATCCCCGTTCAGGCTTCGCCAACCGGCTCAACGCCGCCATCGATCGGGCGCTTGAGCTCGATCAGGCCACGCTGCCGCCCCGCGACTACCTGGGCGCGTCCCGTCTCGGGCACCCCTGCGAACGCGCGCTCCAGTTCGAGTTCGCAGGTGCGCCCAAGGATGAGGGCCAGGAGTTCTCTGGCCAGACGCTGCGGATATTCGAGATCGGACACGCGCTCGAGGCTCTTGCCATCCGCTGGCTGCGCGGCGCCGGGTTCGATCTCTATACCCGCAAGGGCGACCGGCCCGATGGCGGCCAGTTCGGCTTTTCGGTCGCGGGCGGGCGCATCCGCGGTCATGTCGACGGCATCATCGCGGCCGGGCCCGAGGGCTTCGGTCTCGCCATTCCCGCGCTCTGGGAATGCAAGACGATGAACGCCAGGAACTGGCGCGAGACTGTGGCCAAGGGCGTGGTTGTCGCGAAGCCCGTCTATGCGGCCCAGATCGCCCTCTACCAGGCCTACATGGAAGGCTCCGTTCCCGGCATCTCCGCCAATCCCGCGCTGTTTACCGCCATCAACAAGGACACCGCCGAACTGCACCACGAACTCGTGCCGTTCGACGCAGGGCTCGCCCAGCGCATGAGCGACCGCGCCGTGCGCATCCTTCAGGCGAGCGATGCAGGCGATCTGCTGCCGCGCATCGCCACGAAGCCAGACTTCCACGAGTGCCGGATGTGCCCCTGGGCAAAGCGCTGCTGGGGTCTGCCGGCATGAGCGACGACACCATCGTCCACTTCAATCCCTGGCGGGACTTCAACGATGCCGTCCCGCTCGAGGATCCCCTGGCGATCGCACCGGACGCGGACCAGATCGCCTGCTTCGTCGAGATGGTCTTCGGCCATTGCGAGGGCCTGATCCCGGTCCGCGGCTTTCCCGAGAAGGGCCGGGACGCCGCGTCGACAGGCCGCGCGCACACCATCTGGATCGAGGCGGATCAGGCGGCGCCCGAGCGGCTCGCCACCTTTGCCGCCTGGGCCGTGCGCGAGGGCGTGGCGGTCTATGTCATTCCCGGCACGGTCGAGGATGCCGGCAGGGCGAGGGCCGCCGATATCCGGCAGATCCAGACCGTCCTCGTCGATCTCGATGCGGGCGACATCGCGGCCAAGCTCGATCATCTCGTCCGCCATCTCGGGCAGCCGACCATGGTGGTCGAGAGCGGCGGGCGGACGGCGGACGGTCTCGACAAGCTGCATGTCTGGTGGCGGCTGAGCGAACCGGCCGAGGGCGAGGACCTCGCGCTGGTATGCCGCCTGCGCGGCGACATCGCGGTCAAGGTCGGCGGCGACACGCATTTCCGGTCGGCCCACCAGCCGATCCGCATGGCCGGCTCCGTCCATCACAAGGGCGGCTTGGGGCGCCTGGTCAACATCCGCAGCCACGACCCGCGGCACGAGGTGCACCTCTCCGACTTCGCGGAAGCGGTCGCCGACATGCCGCCGCTCGCCGGGGTCGGATCCGAGCCAGGCCCCTCGACGGACAAGCCCTCGATCACCGACGTCCTGACGACGCCGGTCCGTGAAGGCGGATCGGACGACTGGACCCGCTTCCAGGGGGCAAGCGCGGCGATCGGCCACTACGTCCGCATGGCGCACGAGGGCCGCATGAGCCGCGACGAGGCTTGGGAGGCGATCTGCCAGTACAATGCCGCCCAGCTGCGTCCCAGCTGGCCGCTCGAGCGGCTCGCGACCGAGACCGACCGGCTCTGGACGCTGCATGTGCAGCGCAACGGCCCGCCGCTCCTGCGCGCTGCCAATACCGAAGCACCCAGCATCGCGCTGCCGACCTTCTCGCTCGGCGCGCTGCTCGATGACACCGGTCCGATGCCCGAGGACATCATCGCGCCGCGGCTGCTGACGCCCGGAGGCATGCTGGTGCTCGGCGGCGCGCCCAAGGTCGGCAAGAGCGACTTCCTGATCAGCCTGCTCGTGCACATGGGGGCAGGCGTGCCGTTTCTCGGCTTCGCGCCGCCACGGCCGCTGCGCGTGTTCTACCTCCAGGCCGAGATCCAGTATCACTATCTGCGCGAGCGCATGCAGCAGATCGCGCTGCCCGCCGCGGTGATCACCGCTGCGCGCGACACCTTCATCGCCACCCCGAAACTGAAGATCCTGCTCGATGCCCACGGCGTAGCCTGTGCGGTCGAGGCGATCCGCGCCGCGTTCCCTGATGCCCCGGCAGACATCCTGTGCATCGACCCGATCCGCAATCTCTTCGACGGCGGGCCGGATGGTGGCGGGGAGAACGACAATGCAGCCATGATGCATTTCCTCAAGGAGCGGGTCGAGGCCCTGCGCGAGGCCGTCAACCCGGATGCAGGCGTGATCCTCGCCCATCACACCCGCAAGGCCGGCAAGCACCAGATCAAGGACGACCCCTTCCTTGCGCTCTCCGGCGCCAGCGCGCTTCGCGGCTTCTATACCTCGGGGCTGCTCATGCACCGTCCCGACGAGGACAGCACCATCCGCAAGCTGGAGATCGAGCTGCGCAACGGCCCCGCCTTGCCCCCCAAGCTGATCGACAAGGTCGGCGGCGAATGGGTCGAACTCAACCCCATCAACGAGCGTCTCGTGCGCAAAGCGCTGGGCGACAAGCTGGATGCGGAGCGCGTGCGCAAGCACGATGTCATTCTGGGCATCCTGCTCGATGAAGCGACAGAAGGGCGGCTCTACACGATCAATCAGTTCGCCGAAGCGTTCGAAAACAGGTCAGGTCTCGGCGGCAAGGATGCAATCCGCGAGCGTGTGAATGTCCTGGCGACAAAGGGCTTCGTGAAGTTCGTGCGCGACGGCACACCTTATGGGCTCGGTCCATCCAGGTCTCGTTTCGGTTTCCTGTGCGTCGAGGGAATGGTGGCTCCGGCTGCCAGTGATCTGGTTGACTCCCAAACCGGTGAGATTCTGCCAGCAACCGTCGCTGTACTGCCCACCCATTACAAATCACCGCAGACTGGCGCGCTTCTCGAAGTCGAGAACCCGCATGTGTGGGTCTATCCGGAAGGCGAGCAGTCGTGACCACCAGCATGACACCTCGCCCGAAGGTTTGCGCTCTGACCAGTTTGAACCAGATGGGGTTCAGTCCCGAAACTGCTCCGCCAACGCTGCGCGGCCCTTCGCTCCGGCTCGTTGCGACCAGATTGGGCGCCTTGCCGAAACTACCCCGTCAGAACTGCGCAGCAACCAGAACGGCTGCGTTGCAACCAGATTGGGTCGGTGGAGCCGTCAGGAACTCCCCAAACTGGAAATTCCCATTCCATATCAGCGCTTTGATGGGGGCGCTAAGTTTAGGGGGTGAAAGCCACCCCCTTCGGGGGTGGGGGAGAACCGCGCCGAGCGGGTTCTCCCACTCCCACCCCCAGGGGCTTCGCGCGCGCAGGTACCTTGCCGTCCATCCCCTCACCGACATCAGACGAGAAGGACCCACCACCATGAGCCAGTGCCCATCACCCCGCCCCAAGAGCGTGCCCCATCCGACTCCGGTCATCTCGACATCCGCGGGCGGCGCCATTCTCGCCCTGGATCTCGGCACCACCACGGGCTGGGCGAGCCTGGCGGGCGGGATCGTGCACAGCGGAACCGCAAGCTTCCGCTCCGGCCGCTACGATGGCGGCGGCATGCGATACCTGCGCTTCCAGCACTGGCTCGAACAGCTGGCCAGCGACTGTGGCGGTCTTGCCGCGATCCATTTCGAGGAGGTCCGGCGCCATGCCGGAACCGATGCCGCCCACCTCTACGGCGGCTTTATGGCGACGCTGACTGCCTGGTGCGAGCGCGAGGGCATCCCCTATCAGGGCGTGCCCGTGGGTACGATCAAGCGCTTCGCCACGGGCAAGGGCAACGCCGGCAAGGCCGCTGTCATGGCCGCCGTTCGCGCCCGCGGCTTCTCGCCCGCAGACGACAATGAAGCCGACGCCATCGCCATCCTCCTCTGGGCGCTTGCGACCCGGGGAGGTGTGCGGTGAGGTGGACGCCGATCATGGTCGAGGAGCGTCTCACCGAGGCCGCATCGGTCTTGCGACGGCTGCCCGAGCCGCGACGGCAAGGCTATTTCAACCTCTGGCCTGCGATCCGCAGGAGCGCCGAAGAGATGGCCCAGATGGAGCCGCGGCCCCTGCGCATCGCGCCCTCGCCGGTCGCGATCAGCCGGATGGAGGAGACACTCGGCTGGACCACAGGGCTCGACCCCGTCGACAGCCGGATCGTCTGGCTGCGTGCCTATGGCGCACGCTGGAAGACGATCTGCTGCACCGTGGGATTGCAGCGCTCAGCAGCGCATGAGCACTGGCGCTATGCGTTGTGCGTGATCGCATGGCGGCTGAATCAACGGAAAGTCCCGCAGCTCCGATCGCGACGCCATGTGATCGAGATGGTCACGACCGCGTGCCAGGATCCGGATAGTTCTCATGGCTGACGCCTTGTCCGTACACTGTCCGTATGTTAGGGAGCTCCACAGGAGATCAGCCATGCCTGCAGCCGAAGCCAGATCCGAACGTATCGAAGTGCGCACCACGCCGAGCATGAAGGCGCTCCTGCAGCAAGCGGCCCGCTTCTCGCGCAAGAACGTGACGGAGTTCCTGCTTGAGGCGGGCATCCAGGCCGCCGAGGAGGCGCTGGTCGATAGGCGCTTGTTCCGGCTGGACGATGCCCAGTGGCAAGCCTTCCAGGATGTTCTCGATCGTCCCGTCCAGAGCAAGCCGCGCCTTGCCAGACTGCTTGCCGAAAAGAGCGTGCTTGAGTGACGGCACAAACCCAGGCGTTCTCTCCCGTCAAGAAGCTCGATGCCTCCCATGAGGTCGATGCGTTCGATTGCGGCAAGGAGCCTCTGAACCGTTTCCTGCAACGCCATGCACTGGTCAACCAGAAGGCGGGCAGTGCGCAGACCTGGGTTGTCTGCCGCGGCGAGCAGCGTGTCGTGGGCTACTACAGCCTTGCGGTCGGCGCCGTCGAACATGCCGGTGCACCTGGTCGGGTCAGCAAGGGGCTTGCCCGTCATCCGATGCCGGTGATGCTTCTCGCGCGCCTTGCCATCGACCGCTCCGAGCAGGGCAAGGGGCTGGGCAAGGCCTTGCTCAGGGACGCGCTGCTGCGCACGGCGCAGGCGGCAGACATTGCCGGCATCCGGGCACTGCTCGTTCATGCCAAGGACGATGAGGCCCGGGCCTGGTACGAGCGGTTCGATTTCGAGCCGAGCCCTTCCGATCCCTATCATCTCTTCCTGCTGATGAAAGACCTGCGAGCGATACTCGGCGCGTGAGCGCAATCTTGCTAAGCGAGGCGAAAGGTGTCCGCCGGACACTTTTCGAAGAGACAAAAAGCCCGGTTCTTGGGTAGTTTCTGCCTATCCTCAGGCGAGGCGCGCGTCGCGGTCACGAGCGCGGCTTGCACGGGCATGTTATAACTGTCATAATAACAGGCATTCTGGAAGCAGGCAGTGCAGCGATGACGACTCAACTCAAGGTCACGACGATCGGCAATTCGGTCGGGGTGGTCCTGCCCCGCGATCTGCTGGCGCGCCTGCGGGTGGCAAAGGGCGATATGCTCTATGCGATCGAGACACCGAACGGCATCGAGCTGACCCCTTATGATCCGGACTTTGCTGTGCAGTTCGAACTGGCCGAGGCGCTGATGCGCGAGGATCGGGACGTGCTCAAGAAACTGGCGGAATGACCGAGCCGGTCTGGCTGCGCGAGGACGTCGTGCGGGCCATTCATCGCCGCCAGATTGCCGAGCATGGTGGGCTGGATGGCTTGCGTGACGCAGGGCTGCTTGCCTCGGCGCTCGAACGGCCGAAAGCGCTTCTTGCCTATGGCGAGCCTCCGCCTGATCTGGCAGCGCTGACCGCAGCCTGTGCCTGGGGGATTGCCCGCAATCATCCCTTTGTCGATGGCAACAAGCGCGTGGCTCTCGTGGTCCTGCGCCTGTTCCTGCGGCTCAATGGCCATGATCTCATCGCCAGCGCGGCCGAGAAGTACGAGATGATCATGCGGCTGGCCGCCGGCACGCTGGACGAGGCGGAGCTGGCCGAATGGGTGCGCGGCCATCTGGCAACATGCAGCCGATGACACTCTGATCGGTTGGTTCCTTCCCGGGCATTTTCGGATGCTGGCGGGCGAGGCGCGGCGTAGCGCCAGCGACAGGGCCGATTTTTTGGGAAGCCACCCCCGTCTGAGGGAAGCCACCGGCTGCCGGAGGGCACAGGAAAACCGCGTGATTTCTGCTGGATAGCCGCAAGTCCGGGCGAGCTGCCGGGTGGCTTCTTACTGGATTCCGGAATCCACCCGGAGTCCACAGGCAATCCACCGTGGAGTCCACCGTGGAATCCACCCTCCCGTTCGCCCATTCGAGCACGCTGGCCATCGGCCGCATGCGCATCGAGGCTTCGCCCGCTGAGCCAGCCTGGCCAATCAGCGGCCACCCGCGCGGGTGCGCCCCTCCCGCGTTCCTGACCCTTTATCGTTCCTTTCTGCCCATGACCCTTGCCTTTGCCCCCGACCGCATCGAGACGTGGCCGCTCGAGCGCCTCAGGCCCTATGCCCAGAACGCGAAGCAGCATGGGCCCGATCAGGTGGCGCGGATCGCTGCCAGCATGGCCGCGTTCGGCTGGACCGTGCCGTGCCTGGTTGCCGAGGACGGCGAGTTGATCGCCGGGCACGGGCGGGTGCTCGCCGCGATGGAGCTGGGGCTGACCGAGGCTCCGGTGATCGTGCTGGCGCATCTGACCGAGGCCCAGCGCCGCGCCTACCGCATCGCCGACAACCGGCTGACCGAACTCGGCACCTGGGACGAGGCGCTGCTGGCGGGCGAACTGAGGCACCTGCTGGCCGAGGACTTCGATCTGGGGCTCACCGGCTTTGCCGATGGCGAACTCGACCGGCTGCTGGCGCTCGATCCCGAAGCGGGCGATGAGGATGGCGGCGCTTCGGTTCCGCCGGTGACCATCCCCGAGCCGCCGCGCAACCCGGCCTCGCGCAGGGGCGACCTGTGGATCCTCGGGCACCACCGGTTGCTCTGCGGTGACAGCACCAACCATGAGGACGTCCGCCGCCTGATGAACGGCGAGCGGGCGATCCTGTTCGCCACCGATCCGCCCTATCTGGTCGATTACGACGGCACCAACCATCCCACGCAGAACAAGGACTGGAGCCGGTCCTATGGCGTCACCTGGGACGACAGTGCGCAGGGCGCCGAACTCTACGACGGCTTCATCGCCGCCGCCATTGCCGAGGCGATCGCCGAGGATGCCGCCTGGTATTGCTGGCATGCCTCGCGCCGCCAGGCGATGCTGGAAGCATGCTGGGAGAAGGCCGGCGCCTTCGTTCACCAGCAGATCGTCTGGGTCAAGGACCGCGGGGTGCTCACCCGCTCGCATTACCTGTGGAAGCACGAGCCCTGCTTCATGGGCTGGCGCCGTCCGCACCGCCCGCCCAAGGTGGCCGAGGAGACGCTGCCCTCGACCTGGGAGATGGCCGTGCCCGCCGGTGAGGAGCGGCCCGATCATCCCACGCCCAAGCCGGTGGATGCCTTCGCCATCCCGATGCGCCAGCATGTGGCGCGCGGCGGCCTGTGCTACGAGCCGTTCTGCGGCTCGGGCACGCAGATCATCGCCGGCGAGGAGAACGGCCGGCGCGTTCATGCCATGGAGATCAGCCCGGCCTATGTCGATGTGGCGGTCGAGCGCTGGCAGGCCGCCACGGGCCGCGCCGCCATCCTTGAGGGCGACGGCCGCACCTTCGCGCAGGTGAAGGCCGAGCGGCTGAAGGGCGCGCAGCCGCCTCCCGCGGACGGCACCGAGGCCGAAGCTGGCGAGGCAGTGTCCGAAGCAAGACCCAGGCGCAGGCGGGCGAGGTAGGGCCATGTGGACCGTCCGGGAGATGTGCGAGGCCTGCGGGCTGGGCACGTGGCAGTTGGGCCAGTGGATCACGCGGGGCCATTATCGGCCGTCACAGGCGGTCAGGCCGGGCCAGCGGCGGCTGTTCGACTGGTGCGATCTGGCCTGTCTTGCCGTGATGGCCGAGCTGTGTGCCCTGTCGCTGGAGCCGCATGAGGCAGGGCGTCTGGTCGCCGAGCTGCGCGGCCTGCTGGAGCAGCGCGGTTGTGTGCACCAAGACATGGCGCTGTTCCTCGTCCTGGCACGATGGGATGAGAGCAGCGACTTCGCCGAGACGGTCTGGCTGAGTGATGACGCTGGTCTGCCCGCCATCGTGTGCCGCCGTCCGAAGACCTGCCTGATCGTCGACGTGGCCGGTGCATATCGGGCCGCGCTGGCGCGGATCGGGCAGAGAGAGCGGCCATGAAGCAGTCCCGCGTGATGTCGCTGATGGAGTCGCTGGCCAATGTGGTGGTGGGTTATGGCGTGGCGGTGGTGACGCAGCTTGTGGTCTTCCCGCTGTTCGGCCTGCACACGACGCTTGCTGCCAACCTGATGATGGGCGCGGTGTTCACGCTGGTGAGCGTGGTGCGCTCCTATGGGCTGCGGCGGCTGTTCGAGCATCTGCGCGAGCGCCGGGCGCTGACGGGAGGTGACCGGGTCGGGACATGACGAAGGGCATGAGCGAGCGGCAGTATGCGGCCCATGCCGGCATCTCGCGCGGCGCGGTGCAGAAGGCGCGCGCGGCCGGGCGGCTGGTGCTGCATCCCGACGGCTCGATCGATGCCGCCGCGTCGGACGCCAGGCGCGCCCAGTTCACCGATCCTGCCAGATCGCGGCGCGCGGCCAGTTCCTCGATCGGGACCGAGGGCGCCAGGCCCGTGCCCGAGGCGGCGGTGGCGGCGGTGGGCGAGACCCTGCGCGAACAGGGGCTGGCCAGCACCAGCGGCTCGGGAGGCACGACCTTCCTGCAGGCCCGGACCGCAAACGAGGTGCTGAAAGCCCAGGAGCGCCGCCTGCGGTTGCAGAAGCTCAAGGGCGAGCTGGTCGAGCGTGACCGGGCCGCGGCGCTGGTGTTCCGCATGGCGCGCGAGGAGCGCGAGGCGTGGATCACCTGGCCGGCGCGGGTGGCGGCGCTGATGGCGTCGGAACTGGGTGTGGAGGTGGCGGCGATGCAGAAGATCCTGGAGGACCATGTCCGCAGCCACCTCGAGGAGCTCGCCGCACCGCGCGCACCCGACTTCGCCTGAGGCTTCGGGCGGGAACGAGGCCTTCGCCGGCGCAGAGGCGCTTCGGCGTGCCTGGTCGCGGGGGCTGGCACCTGATGCGCGGCTGAGTGTCTCGCAATGGGCTGATAGCCACCGGGTGCTCTCGGGCCGGGCTTCGGCCGAACCGGGCCGCTACCGCACGGCGCGCACGCCCTACATGCGTGAGGTCATGGACCGGCTGAGCGTGCACGATCCGGTGCAGCGGGTAGTGTTCATGAAGGCCGCGCAGGTCGGCGCGACCGAGGCCGGCAACAACTGGATCGGCTATGTCATCCACCAGGCGCCGGGGCCGATGCTCGCGGTCCAGCCCACGGTGGAGCTGGCCAAGCGCCATTCGCGCCAGCGCATCGATCCGCTGATCGCCGAAAGCCCGGCGCTGCGGGAGCGGGTGAAGCCTGCCCGGTCCCGCGATGCCGGCAACACCATGCTGTCGAAGGAGTTCGCGGGCGGCATCCTGATCATGACGGGCGCGAACTCGGCC